TCTGAAAAATAATCATACAATTTCCAAAGCTTGAGCCTGAGTCATCAGGTCTCTCATCATCACTTTGATACGATCTTTATCGAGATCAGTATCTACACCTTCGATATAGTCATCCATTAATTGCGGAGTGTCATCAATTTCTAGGCCTTCGTCATCAACGTTTGATCCAATAAACTCATTAAAGTTTTCAGAGATCTTCAAATCATAGATGTCTTGATTCTGAATACGATCAATGAATCTATCAAAAGCAAACGTATCACCCTTATCCACTACCACAACTTTGACGAACTTCTTGTCTAATACCGACGTATCATAATTATTATAATCTATTTCTTTGTCATTGTAAACAATTTTATGAAACAAAGTGTAAGGATTTTGAATTTTTTCTATTTCACGAGTTTCTGTATCGATAATGTGAAAGTACTTAGGATCATGAGCATCTGACCAGAAAAACTCCATTTGGCTACCGAGATACCAGACGTTGTCTTTACGAGATGAAACGTGAAAGTGGCCAGTCAATACCAATTCAAACCTTTCGAACAACTTATGGTTCATGCCATGATTGTTTTCAACACCACGCATGAGTTCAAAGCCACCAAGTTCTAAGTGACTGCCGAGCCAATCAGCTTTACAGTTAGCAATAAACTCCATAGACTTGTCATAGTTATCCTGACAGATCCACGGTAACATAGCAATCTTCAAAGAACCGTATTCCATCACAGTCGGTTCCATGATGATATTGATTTCATTCATAAAGTGACCGAGTAGTTCTTTCAAACTGTTCATGTCATTGGTATTCTTAAAATACGTATCGTGGTTACCAGGAATGATATCCATAACCATACCACGTTTACGCATCTCATTAAGAAAACATTTACGATTATGATTCAGCGCTTTGATATTAACTACTTTACGATTATCGTAATAGTCTCCAAGGTGTACGATCTGAGTAATACCTTGCTTCTCACATTCCGGAAAGAAAACGTTCTTATAAAAGTCTTCAGCGTTATCTAGAAAGATTTGAGATGAGTTACGAATTCCGCAGTGAGTATCATTTAAGACAGCGATCTTCATTCTAAAAACTCCGACAAATCAGAATCAGCCGTGACAGAACGTTTCTTACGTTTCTTTTCTACCTTAGAGTATTCCTTTACTTCAGTATCAACAAACTTAACTCGATCAATACGAGTCTTGAGTGTATCAACAAATGCCTCAGCTATTAATCCAGAGGTATCATCTCCATGCTCGTTAACCATAAAGGTTTCGAAGCCAGAATTAGCGATATATTTCATTTTAATGTCTTGTTGCTTTTTCTCACGAGCAATACGACGAAGGAAAGCATACCAGGTAATCTGAGTAAAGTACGCAAAGGCGTTTGGTTTACCAGTACGAGTAGCTGCTTCGATGTCGTAGTTATTAATAGCCTTTAGACAGTTTTCGACAGCATCCATTACCATTTCTTCGCGATACGTGTAGCGAATAAAATTAGATTTGTGAGACAAACCCTCGGCGATGCGTAAGAAGCATTGCGCGACATAATCTGGTACTTTTGGAATAGTCTTATTGTTTTCTCGAGCTTCGTTAACTATAGACACATAATCGACTACTGCTTGTGAGAATTCAGCATTGTTCACATAGTGAATGCTTTGTCTTTTTGATCTTGCCATAATAGTCCTCTTCATTATGTAAGTATATTATATCAAATAGAGGCGGTTATGTACACTGTTTAATTTTGTTATCATACGAAAAAATAGTTGTGTACTTTTTCGCCAGATATGATATAATAAATTAAGGTTTTTTGGAGAGGGTAGTATACCTATGCTCCGTCCTTAGTTCTATAGTTCCATTCGTCGGTATGACCAACTGACCATTTTGGTTCAGTTTCTACTCTATAGTTTTGTGTACAAACCTTAAAGTCTGGCGTTTTTAACTTATCGGGCGTCAAACTCGAGTCACGCCATATAACTCTATTATTAGGTTGAGCAGCAAATTGTCCATTATCCAACATTATAACATTAAAAGATTTATGCTCTGGATCGTGTTCAGAGAAATTAATATCCAAAATACTTTTATCAGGGTGAGCATTATCAATTGTAAAAAGATATTCGCCTGGATGCATCTTCTTATCTTTACCAAAGAATTCACAGCGAGAAAGAATTGGTTTTTCTACTACAGTCAAGTGATAGTCAAAACAATCCCAAAGCTGAAGAATATCAAGAGGCAACAACTCACCATGATCTGTCTTCCATACAAATGCAGATATCGGAAGCTTATCATAGAGAGCACCGTATTCGGTTAGCAATGTTTCGAAATACAGAGCTTTGTACTGAGTTGATTTTACAGATATCCATATACCTGGTGTGAATTCGCCATGACCTTTTTGATGATCGTATAAGAATTCTTTACGAACAAACACGTTTTCTGGTGGTAATGGTGCTACTAAAAAAGACATTAGTGAAAGGTATCCTTTGGTCGTTTAAATTGTACTATATTTTCTCCGCGCGGATCTTTTTCTGGTTTTTCCATTTCTTCTTCCATCGCATCAAGTAATTTCATATACTTTTCAAAATCTTCGTCACTTGACTCTTCTAGTTCTTCCATAGTTAATCCACCTTTAGAATATCGTTTCATTTTACTTAAGGTGCTATGATAGTGTTTCATAATATTTTCAGACGGAGTAGTCTCAACAACTATATGGGCCAAATTAAGAACTTGAAGTTTATCGGTGTTTTCTGTAAAAGACATGAGTGGCCGAAAAGCAAAGTAACTATATCCTTCGTCATAATTTTCAGCTTCTACGATCTTTAGAGCGTCTGACATGATTATAACACCTTCATCCTCTTGAACATCTAAGATATTCGCGATGAATTCTTCGCCATTAGTGAGTTTGATTTGTTTATAAGTCATAGGTCAATCTTGTAAGTTTTGTGATTAAATTGTTCTCTCTGATATATCTTTAATCTTTCGAGACCATGAAGCCACGCAAAATTCTTTTGACTATCAGTACTAATATTATCTATAACATCGTATAAGACAGTCGTCGACCCATCGTCGCTTTTACGAAGACCGCGACCAATTGACTGTAAAACACGTATCTGTGATTTGGACGGTGAGGCAAATACAATGTTGTGTAAGTTTCGTATATTGATGCCAGTACTAAAAGTTCCAAGGCTAGCAACGATAATAGCATTTTTCTGTTTCTCCACTATTCCACGAATGGCTTCTCGATCTGACGTAGCGACGTCACCTGATACAAAGAAAACTCTTCGGCCTTCGGCTGCTTTACTTTGTATCGATTGAAAGAGAGGCTTACCATGTTTTTCTACATAATTAAAGAGAACAAGTGTATTACCTTTTAGATCTAATGACAGATTTGTAATAAACTTGTTACGCTTTTCGTTTGTTACAATTTCTTCTATTTCTTCTTGGTATGTTTTTTTACCAAATGCTTTTCTAAATTCTTCTGGCCAATTCAACTCTAGACGATTGATATCGAGTGGTGCTAGTGTTTCATTGTCCTGTAATTTTTTCGTCGTCGTTACTTTATATATCTTACCAAATAATCCTTGAAGTACAAGCTCATGTGTTTGAGTGCCATCAAGAGTACCAGTAGTTCCATACCTATAAACAGCTTCAGTAGCTTTATTCATAATATTCATAAGTGATTTAGATTTAAATCCGTGGCACTCATCACCGATAATCATACCAAATTGTTCGAACCAAGCTTTCGGAAGTTTATAGATTGATTGCCATGTTGATACAATAATAGGAGCATCAGTATCTTTATCTTTACCAGAATAGATTTTATGAGCCAATCCTTTTGGCATATTATATTCTTCGAAGTCATTTGTCATCTGTTCAACAAGCGATGTTGTAGGTACAATCACTAAGACTTTCTTATCACTACTTCCTCTTAACATACCAAGATAATAAGATAAAAGAACATAGATGATAAGAGATTTACCAGAACCAGTTGGTGAAAGGAGTACACCTCTTTGACGTTTCAATCCTTCGATCACAGCAAGGAATTGATAGTCTCTCATTGTATGTGGAAGATTTAATTTAGAAATAAATGTGGCTAATTCTTTTGCGTCAATCTTATCTTCTGAGTAAGGCATACCATAAAGTGTACGAACAGCTTCATAGTTATAACCACGTGATTCTAAGAATTGAACTAAATGATATATCAAGCCGGCTGGTAATTCGCCTGTACGTTTATCAAACAAACGAATCTTTCCATCCCAGACTCTCCTCTTGAAAGCTGGCATGAATTTATAGCCTGGAACAAAAAACGAAAAGAATTCGTTGAGTTCTTCGGCTGTGCCATAATCACACTCAATGTGTAAATTAGCTTGATTTAGTTTCCGGATTCGAACTGCTTCCACTTGATGATATTTCCAATTGTTTGATGTCTCCAATTAATATTAGAGACTATTTCTGTAAGTGTTTCTACTAGTGTCTTATAATATTGAATCTTTTCTTCTGACTTCAAAATCTCTGGATCTGAATCGTAATAATAAGACATGTCACCTTTCATCACTTTTAAACCGTTAAACGGATCGTGATCCCAACCAAGTGATTCAACCGTTGCTTGATCCATTTTTCCGTTATACCACTCCCACTTTTGTTTGAGCAATGTCTTTTGAGAAAACTCAGCTCTCTTCAAAAGCAGTTTAGCATTCGAAAGTTTTTCAAGATATTTCGCATGTAAGAGAGGGGTATTTCGAGAGTCTTCATCAAGGTGCATACTAATTTTACTATCCTCACTCCATTGAGCAAGGACTTCTTTCAAGTCAATCATAATCAATCTCCATCATATAGGATTATCTATACTAGTTCAAAAAGCGTAAATCTAAATGTAATAGGACAAACAATAAATTCTGTACCAGATGCTGTTGCCTCAAACGGGATATCTCCTAGAGTAACAGGCATAGCATCTATATATCGTATTTGTTTAATTACTGTGTTTGAGCTTGATAGAATAGACAGCGTAATATCAGCAACTGAATTGATAGTACTACCATCTCTATCTAAAGCTCCAACAAGAGGATTGTCGACAATTCGACGCATCCAATCGTGCATTTCGGTATAAGCATTCATTTCTTCGTCAAGAATAATGTTTGCCGAAAATTCACCGTAATCAAGTGTACCACCAGGAATTGGAACACGAGAAAGTTTTCTAAAAGGTACTTCTGCCGGATTCAATGACATACTAGGATGATTCACTGACTGACAAAAGTATTCAAGGTTAGGATAATTCTTCCGATCGATCGTTAGCTTAAACGACGTGGGTTGAATATAGTTAATATTTGTAGTAAGTTCTGCCATGATTCTATTTATATGAAAAGAAAGGGCCATCCGAAGATGGCCCAGTGTTTTCGCGTATTACTTTTACGATTGTTTTTAGCTTTTTGGTCCTATGAAAGGATGTTATTAACCGCAAAGATTCTGTAATACTGGTTTGTACGAACAGCTGCAAGACCGTCGGATGGAGTGGAACCAACGAATGGGTTGGATACCATGCCATAACGAGTCTTGAATCCGATCCGTGGCTGGAAGTCTTCCTCGCCTACAGCCTTGACCATTGTTAATGGTACGTATGGGCAGTAGAACACACCGGCGTCATATGGGTTAGTACCCTTATAACCGACGTTGATGTAGTCACGGCTTGAGTAAGGATCAATATAGACCTTAATGCGGCCGTTAAGAGTACCAGCGAAGGTGTTGCCGGTATCGTCAACGTTCATGCTTGAGCTCAGTGCTGGAGTGTAGTCCAACATGCCAGCAGCGTTAAGAGCAGCAGCAACGTCAGAGGAACACAGGATAAAGTTACCTTTACCGCGACGTGTTTCTTTTGCGATTACGTTAGCTTC